TTGTAAAAGTAATTGATGCTAATACTTTCAATATCTGTGCTACAGAACAAGAAACAACTGCAACAGCTCCTGCTATTGTTAAACCAGCCGCTGCTGTTAATGCAGGTTCTACAGAATTAACTTCTGGTAATGCAGTAGATGCTGGTGCTATTACTGGTGCAAATGCTGGTAAGTTGACATTTGACCTTATCAATGACGCTATGCAAGCAGCATGGTCCCGTGGTGGTTCCATCGACTTCGCAGTAATGTCTGGTAAAAACAAACGTGTATGCTCTGGTTTCACTCAAGGCACTACTAAAAACCGTGAACAAACTTCTAAAGAATTAGTAGAAGTTGTAGATGTATTGGAAACAGACTTTGGTCGTATTGACTTGGTTTCCCACCGTATGTACACAGATGACGTAGTTGACTTAATCGAAGCACAATACTGGAAATTGGGTTACTTAATTCCATTCCACGTTGAAGATGGCTTGCGTAAAGGTACTTACAAATCTAAATACATCACTGGTGATGCTACTTTAGAATGTACAGCTCCTATTGCAAACGCTCGCATTTACAACATCAAAAAATAATACATAACATGGGGAGGGCGACCTCCCCTATTTTTTTTAGGAGGTACTATGAAACTAGGCACACAAGTAGAAGTTGACCCTAAAACTGGTGAATGGAAAATCAAACAAACATATGATGAAGGTGTAGTACTCCGTGAATGTAAACGAATGCGTGACAGCATGGAGGAAGGTAGAATTCATGATGGTAAAGCTAAAAAGATTGCCATGATACCACGCCATAGATTTGCTACAGATTTTGAATTGATGCAATATCAACAATGTCAAGGTAAAGATAATGTAGAGGCATCTAAATGGTTAAATATCTGGTTAGCTAAAAACCCAGAATTTAGAACTACCAATACTATTTACTCTGAAAATACAGGTAAAATTATTAAATCTACAGCCAAATACGGGGGTATTTAATGATTAGAGTACAATCCGTCGTTGAGAGTATTTTATATAACTTAGACGAAGCGTACAATAGACAACATTCTAATAATGAACTTATTGATGCTATTAATAGCGTATTGAGGTATGTAAATTTATCTCTTATCAATGTAGAAAGCTCTTATATTGCCAATAAGGTTAATATTAAACCAAATAATGGTGTAGCTAAATTGCCTAGCGATTTTGGTAAGTTTGATAGTATTGAAGAAGATACTAATAAAACTTATGAAATTATGGGTAATAAAATCTATCTTGAAAATCCTACAACATTAAAATACTATCGTATTATTAATGAAGTAGAAGATGTAACAGATGAGATTGATTTACCAGCTGTATTGTTTGATATGTTTGTACGTTTCTCTACAATGTTATTAAGAAAAGAACCTGATAAAACAGGTGGTTCTGATGGCATGGCTAAACTAATTGCTGATGAAATCAAAAAGATGACAGCAAGTGATAGTAGCAGACCTATTGAACGACCTATGCAGTTCTATGTATAAGGAGCCGTAATGAAGGTAAAAGAAATGTTAATTTTAGCAAGACAACGCCTTGGTGATATGCAGAAAACATCATACTCTGATATTGAGTTGATTTACTGTTTGAATAATGCTATCGACCGTTTGTCTTATGAATTATACAACCAAAACGACCCAGAACTTACAAAGAAAATGACATTGAATGGTACACAGGAAACAAAACGTCCTGATGATTTCATTGCATTTCAAGGTCAATTCCCTGTTGAATTTGAATACCGTACTGACGGTCCTATTATGAAACATCTTGACCCAGAGTTTGATGGGGAACTTGAAATTGTTTATTATGTTGCTATGCCTCACGTTAAAAGTTTGGAAGATGAAATTCCATTCAAGCGTGTAATGTTTAATAAACAATTATTGCAATTCTTGTTATATGAAGCTAAACCTTCCCTTGAAAAAGAAGGGCAAAATAGCAATACTACACCAGCTGACCAAGGCTAGGAGGTAATATGACAGTAAAAGAATTAATGACTAAAGCGGCACTAAGAAACCGCTTATCTGATAGTATTGAAAGTGGGTACGATGACGATGAATTGATTGCATACTTTAATGATGCGATTGATTTTGTATGGCATGTACTTATCGACAATAATTATTATGAGGTTATCGGCGATATTACTTTTACACAAAAGGAAACACCAACACCGTCAGATTGGTATAAAGCAACCAACCAAGCACCATTACTTTTAAAGAACAAAGGTAAAACAATTGAATGTTATGGTGACTTACCATATACAGTGCGATACTACCGCAGACCTCAATTTGTATCTACAGTTAATGATGAATTGCCGTGGACAAACGAAGCATTCTCTAACATTCTTGCTCAATTGACTATTGTATTCGCAATGAGTAATCATGAATTCGATATGACTGTCGAACAAGACTTTGTGGAGGCTATTATTAATTACTTATAGGAGGATAAATGGATAAACAAAATAACTTACCGTCTACCATAAATGGTGATGGTCGTAAATTTATCTCCTTGCTTAAAGGGTATTTAAACGATATTAAGGTTGCTTTAGAGGACCAAATTAGCGAAGTTACTAAAGTATGGAATGGTATAGCTGATAATCCAGACACCATTACAGAACAAATACAGAATATTACCATTGATGAAAAGAGTGTTAATGGTAATGTATCATTAATGTTACGTTGGGATTCAGTACCAATTAAACAATATGCTGGTGTCAGTATTGATGTTAAAGTCGGTGACTTTCATGATACTCCTGATATGTTTGCCAATAAAGACATATTCCAACATTATGACACTGGCAAAACTAACACCTTTACATTGCCAAATGCAGAAATTGGCAAAAAATATGAATTCGTCATTCGTGGTAGGGATATTCGTAATGCTTTGTCAGAAAAAGTCCATGCACCTGTAACATATTACTATGTTTCTGAAGAAACCCATATCCCTAAATCACCATACGAATTTACAGTAATTTTTGATAAACGTGGTGCTTATTGGTCATGGAAACAGCATCCACAAAATGACTATCAATGGACAGAATTACGTTTAGATGCCAATGTAGGAGAAGAACATAATAGATTAGATTTAACTACTGGTTGGAATTCCACCTCTTTACCATATGCACGTGTCGGTATAGCCTACTTGTATAATAAAGGTGTTGGGAATTCTTATTCTGCTCCAACTACTTTAAATTATTCTAAATCTGTTCCTGCTGCTCCAACTCACATTAATGTTACACCTGTATTTGAAGGTCTATATATCACATTTGCAAGTATTCCAGAAGATTGTATAGGAGCTAAAATTTATATTAATAATGAAGAACATTTTGTGGCTGATAACAAGTTTAGTTTTAATTGTTCTACTGGTAACTACACTATCAAGATTTGCTACACTGATGTTTTTGGTAATGGCGAGTTATCTAGTCCAGTAACAACCAGTACAGTGGAAGAAATTCCACCAGATGCTGTACACATTACAGACAGAACAGTATTCGATAACGGTGTAATTGTCGCAAAATATATTGGTGATAAAGCAGTTGTTGGTACAAAGATTGCAGATGGTGCTATTACTACTGATAAGTTAGTAGCCAATGCTATCACAGGTGATAAAATCGCTGCTAATGCCATTACTTCAGATAAAATTAAAACTGGAGAAATTACAGCTGAGAAGATAGCTACTGATACTATCACTGGTGATAAACTTAAAGCCAATACAATTACAGGTGATAAAATTATTACAGGTAGCATTTCTGGTGATAAAATTGCAGCTAATAGTATTAGTAGTGATAAAATTCAAGCTGGTTCTATTGATACAAATAAAATAAAAGCTGGTTCTATTACTAGTGATAAATTACAAGTAGATAGTTTATCATCTATCACGGCACGTATCGGTGAATTAAAAACGGCAGATACTGGTGCCAGAACAGTTATTAAAGATAACTTAATTGAAGTGTATGATAGTAATAATAGATTACGTGTGAGAATGGGGGTATGGAATTAATGCCACAAGGTTTACAAACATTTAACGAAAATGGAGAGATTTTATTAGACGCATCAGATAGAGTACAGAAATATCTTGGCGTAGCATTATGCCCTGAAAACGTCAACTCAGGAGTAGTGCAAAATCCATATTTGGAGGAAGGTGAACTATGGTATTTGATTATTCCAGATTCTTATCCAACATTAAATCTCGAAGGCAATGCACAATTTTCGTACTCTGTGCCTACAGTAACAAAAGAAGGAGATAAACTTTTATGGTTTTTCACAACAAACCACGTTGGTTGCCGAATTTTATATGGAGTATTTTAATGAAATATTTTGAAGTGAACAATGATAAAAACCATTTGCAAATTGACGATACATA